ATTGACCACTTTCCAGTTTGTTTGGGTCAACAAAAGTGTTTAATCCACGGAAAGAGTTATCGCCAATAACATAAGGCTGTACGCCACTTGTAACCATTCGTTGTTCATCAGCCATTGCACGTACCTCTTCCCCACTGATTTACCAATGTTTGGTCTGTTTTATATGTAAGTACATTACTACCAAATCTATATAATCTAAAGATTGGAATCGTAAATGGTAAGTCAGGTCTTAGTGGGTCGCACGAATCTGATGTCCATTGATTACTTAGACTACCATCATGTTTATAGGTAGGACACTCACATCCAGTAGATGGAGAATCTACAGGAGCAGATAATCCACCTAACCACCGGAATGCAAAGCCTCTATAACCTGCCGCCATTATGGGTCGATTCCTGTAACTGGGTCAGCAGACGCACTAGATGCAACAGTTGCAGTCCACGATAAATCATCACCTGCATCGTATACGCTGAGCGTTGTACCAACAATTTCAGACTTATTACGCAATGCATACAACGCTTCTTTGACTAGCCGTCCACTGTTCGAGCCGCCACCCACGTTGCGATTAAGTAGTGCATCCGCAATAGATTCAACATATAGCGTTCCTGCTATAGTGTTTGTATCCGAGACTATTGCTTGACTATTTACCCCAGCCTCATACAGCCAGTATCCAGATGTACCAGAAGCAAAGCCTACTTGTGGGTCACGTGTCCAAACCGCAGTAACAATTTCAGTAACAGCATCGGTTGCCAGTGCGTCTGCATCAATTGCGTCAGCAGCAATAGATGCGGCTGTTATGGCATTAGCACTTATGCTTCCCACTGTGACGTTTGCAATGGTTGTGTTTGTCAAGGCTAATGTGGTCGTTGGATTACCTACGTTTGCCCAGTCAATACCAGCCTCGCCGTTTGCATTGACATCAAGTGTATTACCAGCCGTAGTTGGATAAAGTGATGCTTGACTCCGAAGTGTAAATCGTCCTACACAAGAACCAACAACGCTGACAGAGTCAACTGTACCGGCTGTAATCACGCATTCAAACTCACTACCGTTTGCATAAAATGCGTCTGTGGTTGTGACACGTACGTGATTTAAACCCGTTACAGAATCAAAGTCTACAGTAAGCACCACGCCAGTAGTGGATTGAGTTGTATCGTTGTCTTTGTATACGGAAACAACTGGAGTGCCAGCAAGCGTAAATGGCGCACCAGTGGATGGACGGAAAGTCGTAAACTTAAAGTCTATTACTGCTGAGGCACTGAAGTCACCTAGATACTTACTCATCTGACATACCCCGCTAACGGATTAGCCGCTAAACCACCACCACCGGTTGACGAAGTCAAATCATCGATAATTAACTGCATTGGCATCCACGTTGTTGTCGTATCCGTCCACGCTCCAGTGCCAGTACGAGTAGTCGCATGATAAGTTCCACCCGGTATAAAAGCACTACTACAGTCTGTCGCACCGCTAAATTCAATATATGTCATACACCCAAGGGAAGCATTCGTTGCTTGAACTGCAATTCTGTAATCCGTATTTGGAGTCAAGGCGGTTAGCGTTGATTCATCAAAGTAGTAGTCACGCAATAGAAGTGTAGCAGCATTGAAGGCTTCTTGATTAGTGAATGACCGACTCTGCAACACAGTATTAGAGGAGTCATATAGGTTCAAGTCCCACGTCGATGCACTGTTAGTTGGTCCAACATTCATTCGTACGCCAGCGATTTTGTATGACGTTACCGTTGACGCTGGTAGGCTGAACTTCATACCACGTTGATTAGGCGTAGCCCCAGAGTTCCACGAACTGATACTTGCTGGTTTGTGAGCAATACGATACTGCGTTGTTGATGAACCACATCCAATAGTTGGCAGGATTTGAGTTGAAGTTTTAGACCCAGAAACAGTATTCAGAACGGTCTGTATATAAGGGAATACGGCAAGAGAAGAACCCACACCAGTACCACTAGTGCCAAACATTGTGAGGTTATCGCTTCCTGTATTCCACGTCCCAGACAATGCCTGTATGACGATTGCGTAGTATTGACCACGAGTAATCGTAGCGTTTGAAGACAGCGTCCATTCTTTGATTCCATTGGCTGGAAAGTTTGTAGCATCTGTTGTCAGGTCAACGTAGCCTAGCCACGTACCAGTCGCTAATCCTGTTGTCGCACCTACTGTTTGAATACCAACACGAGTTGTACCCGGTGTGCCACCACGGGTATTGACCCAACCAGTCACTCTGGTAATGGTTGCATCTTCTTCAGCCTGACATATGAGTGAAATGTAATCACTGATTGCAGACAGAGTATAAGTGGTCGACCCAGAAACAGAAGAAAGCATAGGCATCTCTGTTGGTATGAATGCACGTACTTTAGCCATTGATAGTCACTATCTGCCCATTCGGCGCATCAGAGTCAAGAGTTGCACTTATCGGTAATCGGTTTGCTTTCATATACTCAATCATCAACAACGAACGCAAAAGCCTACCGGCTATCGCGTCTAGTTCCTCTTCAGAATATGCAAGCAACTCAGCCAATGTGGTTGTTGCAAACTGCTTGTCTGCAAACCTAATGGTGAAGTCACCGTGTTCTAAAATTTCCGTAAGTGTGATTGTGCGTTGCATTGATATATACCTTACGCTGGGTCTACCGTTACGTCAGCAGTGTTAGACAACGAACCAGTCCACGCTACCGCTGAGTCATCCTCTTTGTATACACTCATTGTGCCTGTACCTACAGATACCTTATTACGCATTGCTCGCAATGCACTACGAACGGTACGTTCGTTCAGTGTGTCTGTACCGTCACCTGAACTGTCTAACTTCCGGTTGAGAATAGCGTCTGCTGTTTGTGCCGCCGTCAAGCCACCACTCGAAAGTTTGATAGTCATGACTGCACCGTTAGTGCCAATCGCTCCTCTGACTACTACAGTAACGTCATCAAAGCCAGCCGCAAAAGCCGCATCAGGAACATCCAAACGATACACGCCCGGAGTGAATGTACTTGAAATTTCAGCAAAGCCACCAGAAGTCCACGTACCCGTAGGTGTCTGCGTTACCAGCGTAATAGGCGTAGGTGCTTCTCGGTTGCGAACGTAGTAAGCCGCTAGACCAGAGGTTGCAAAGGTAAGACCTGTAGCACCGAGGTAGAGTTCGATGCTTTGTGATGTTGAGGCAGGAGCGATGGTGATGGCGGATGCGTTCCGCTCTGTTGGTAGGTAACCAGTCAAGGTTGAGATGTTCCGGTAAGTTCCAGCACCAGCGTCTGGGCTTGTTCCTGTCCACGCGATTCCGTAGAGGTCGGTAGCAGGAGCGTTTGCGGTTATGCCATAACTTTGGTTAGGACTTATCAGCGCAGATGTATGCATTTGAGAGTTTGGAATACCAAACAATAACGTCTGCCCAATATCTAAACCGTATGCACCAGCGTTAGTTGTATTTGAACCAACGGCTATAGTTCCCTGTCTAGCACTAACAAAACGGTTGTAGTTTTCAACCATACTGTTTGCGGTATCAACATATAAGGTTCCGGGGATTATATTATTGTAAACAAATGATTGGTTAGTTGCACTACCAGCAACAACGCCTATTGAATACAAAGTATTAGACAAAACCGTACAGTTGTATATTTTTGATGGTATTGAATCAGTCTGTACAAATATAAAGCCCTGTAAAACCCCAAGACATGATGTTACTTGACTTGTGTCTGCAAGGTTTGAACCGCCAGTAAAACGTATTTGATAACTACCTTTATAAAAAATACATTTATCTACGACTGCGTCTAGTGGTTGGCTACTTAATGCGGTTAGAAATAATGAATCATAGTTAACGTTCATGTGTTCAAAAACACAATTGCGAAACTCATTGTAACGACCACTTATACTGACAAGTCTAACTGAACCATAACCACTTGGAAGATTGTTGCTCCAGTAAATATTTGAAAACTTTAGGTACGATTTTGATGTACCTGTAAGCAAAGTCACACCTAAAAGCGTAGTTGCTGTACCTAGAGCATTTAGTGCAGTATGATTTACAAGACCAGCCGCTACACCACTAAACTGTGAAGCTGTTGGGTCACCAATAACGTAGGTTGGTGCTGAATACGTGCCACCAATTGTAACTGCCTCAATGTATATTCCGGGGGCAATGTAGAGAGTATCACCGGAGCCGATGCCAGTAGCCCCTAATGCTTTTTGCAGTGTCTTCCACGCAAGAGCACCTGTAGAACCTAATCCAGTATTGGCATCGTTTCCATCCTGCCGAACATAGTATGTAGCCATTACGGAGTCGCTCCATTTGCTATTTCTTGCGCCATAATCTGCGAGAACTGTGACACATACCGCAGTTGAAATTGAGGAGTCTGCGTAGCCCACCAAGTGAAAACGCTTGTGCCGTCTGGCCCGTAAGTTCCGAGCAGGTTGCCAGCATCATCGTAGAAATCACCAGTGACGATGTAGTCACCGACCACGTTAGGGTTTGGTGTAATAACCAAATCTGGAAAGTTCATTTGCCCACCTTCAGGCTGTTCGCTTGCACACCCTTAAACGGCATCGTAAGAAACGCCAGCACAGATGACACCGCAGCGGAGACACCAGCCGCTACCGCCTTGCTCCCGTAGAGTGCCAGCACTGTTCCCAGTTCAGAAATATCTTTGGCTTCAGCGGTGCGTACTCCATCGCCGAACACAGAACTAAAAGCGGCGATAAAGGCTACAAGCACAACCACTGCGAGTCTTTTAATGCTAATCGTATTCATCGTTCTAGGCTTCCTTCTATCTTGGCTACACGGCTTTCAAGTTTCCCTAGCCGTTCTTCTATACGTCTGACTTCACCACCCTGCGTAACTAAACTATCTGAAATATTAGTCAATTGTGTTTCAATTTTGACGAGTCGGCTTTCCAACTTAGTCATCAAGGCTGTATATCCAGCCATAAAACCGGTAATTGTTACTACTGCTTGAAAGCCTAATCCAATCCAATCTGATGTTACTTGCACTTTACTACCCTCACTTCTAACCAGTCTGTGCAGCGGTAACAGGGGGTACCGCAAACGGCGCTCCGGGCAACTTGAGCATCGTGTCTAGGCTTGCCCATAAACGCATCCGAACCTCGTTGTACCAATTACCCCAGAAGGCTCGTTGAGCCAACGATGGGTCATCGGTATTCTTTAAAGCAATCTTGTATGCAGCATAACAAGCCCAACATTTCAATTGAAGGTCATCAGGAATAATTGTAATGTTGTCTGCACCGGCTGATAGATTGGTGACTGTACCAGCACCAAACACAGTAAAGGCTGTACTAGTTATAGGCATTGGATACGTTTTAATTATGTATTGACCAGCACGATACCAATGTGTTGCAGCCCCTGTAGCAATTTCAAATGCAAGATTGTAAGCCCGTAGTGTAGGCTCACTACAATGGACTAAAGGTGTTCCACCTACATATACCGACATAGGAAACCAGACCAAAGAAGCATCTGTAATTGTAGATGCTGGAGTTGGGATATATGGTCCATCAAGCACTAAGTCTTTAAGGTTGATGATTCCACCAGTTTGAGTAAGCGTAGCCTTTGCTGGTACGTAGATGCACGTACGGCAGCATTCATTAATGGCTTCGTTTAGGTACGTTGTAATTGTTTCATCGGTAGTTGTAGTAATACCGCCTGAGCCAGTACCAACTTCACCTGAACTACTATCGGTAGCCTCGTTAAGGAGTCGCTTTGTCTCTGCAATAAGTGCTGTAAGAGTTGCCATTAGACAGTCCTCCGTGCATAGGTACCAGCAAATGATTCTATGAATCCAAGTCGTTGTTCAAATTCTGCTTTGAACGCAGCAACAATATCGCTGTCTTTCATCTGCAAGGCTCGCATATACAACGTGCCAAAAACAAGACAGTCGTGTGCTACTTCTGGAAGTGGGCACTCATGTGTGTCTGCTAGGGTAACTGGGTTACCATTGTTGTCGTACTGCCATACGTTGCCCGGTTGAGCATATCCTTCGATAATCAAACCGTTTGTAATAGCCTCAGTAGGAGCAGGCTTGATACCAATTCTATTCATGGCGTAGAGAATAGCAGCATCTACACCAGCGGTATTTGCTTCTCGATAAACATCTACTCGTCTATCAGCAAAGTCAATTAAACGTAACCGTTTGTAATCACCGGATTCAAGTAAGAAAACTCCCCTAATGCGATAAACATCAGGGGAGCAATACTCAGACTGGTCTGCAACCAAATCTAAGTATCGTCTTCCAAACATACAATCCGTACGTCGAGCAATCTGATTGGCAGTCTCAACGACAATGTATTCCAAACCAAAAGGGTCTTGGTCGGCTTTGCTACCAAAGTGGTGCAATCCTATCATTCGTACTTTTTGTTTGATATCGCCCAGTGTCATTGAGACTTACCTTTATCATATGAACTAATCGTTAAAGTCGTAAATCGTTAGACTACGATGCTATCGAAGCCGTATCACGACCAACGGTGTAAAACGCATCCTGAATCCAAACACCAACATTTGCCACCTGTGCTGTCGCACCAGCAATATTTTGTACTGCTACACGAAGCCATGGTTTTGTTGTTGGTGCCACAGGAAGACTAACAATACGTTTTTGCAATGGTGTTGCATATGCTACAAACGAGGCAGTAATAGCAATTGTTGCGTCAGTTGAACCATTCAACGTATTTGAAAGTGTAAATGTGTTAGCACTTGGTGTTGTATTTACAAAATACGGTTTTTGAACAGTAAGGTTAGTTGCTGTAGTACCAGAAGTAAATACAACAATGTCACCAACTACAAGACCATGTGCTGTAGACGTAAATACACCCGCTGCTGCAGTTCCCGTTGGAACTAGCCGAGCGGCAGCACCAGCACTAGCGTTAACGCCAGCACTTACTGCCGTCCAGTCAGTACCTGCAGTACCTGTACCAGAATCTGATGCAGCCTCAATTACAAGTTGTACTTGGTTTGTAGCAGCATTCAACTGTCCAGCCATTGCATACGTGACACGAACGTATGCTTCGGCTTGAGCCGTATTACCGATAATTGCAGGGTCATTTGTAACTGCCGATACGTCTGCTTGTGCACCAAACGATGCAGCATCACCGAGGGTCTGACGAAACCCACCGATGTTGAGTCCGTTAGAACCTGCTCGGTTAAGGTGATACGTATTACCAGCAGCATCTAAATAGACATATGCATTGTTAGTAATACCGGCAGTGGCTGTAAGGTTATTAATCCTCAAGCCACCAGTCGCTGCAGTAGCCGTTACTTCACGTGTAAATTTAAAAACCAATTTAGAATCTCTTGCCATTGTTTTACCTTCTTATGGATTAACAGCCTCGACCTTAAGACGTCCGATTGCACGGGTATGAGGTACCCACAATCCTACGCCCCAGTCGAACACGACATTATGCATAATGCCATTTTCCTTGGAGATGCCAAGATACTCAGGCTTAAATGGACCAGACTGCCATCCCTGCACATATCCAGTTCCATAACGAACTGCATAGATGTGAGTATTTTTAGCACCCGTTGCAGGACCAGCAAGAGCATTAGAAATAATAGGGGTAACACCATCACTCTTACGTCCAACAGTACGAATTGTTGCAGCCTTGTACTTCTCAACAGGACGGTCAAAACTGTCCATTGTGACATCAAAGCCAGCGCCAATGCCCATTGTACGAATAGCAAATTCAATCTGACGCTTTGCAAATTCGTTCATATACAAAACTACGCCGTTACCATCCGGAGCATTCATATTGTCTAGCAACTCTTGAATTGCAGAGAACAAACCGTTTGCTTTTGCTGAAGTAATTTGTCCTGCCGCAAGACTTGCTGTACCCGTTGCTACCGAGATGTCCATTTCAGATGGAATATCGTAGTCAGCATAGTTATTCAAGCGATATCCAAGACCGGGGAAACAGTCAGCAGTGTTTCCTGTAACAGGAGAAGATGGGTCGTTATTAATGAACTTGTCATTAAAATCGTACGCAAAGCCCTCCAAGAAAATCTGTACCTGTGCTTCGATTGGGTCAATGATATTTTGTGGTTGCGCCATCAAAATCTTATCAACGAGAATCTTGTTACGTACAAGGTACATAGATTCTTCGTAAGACTTTGGACGTCCCTTGACTGCTACAGGCTCAGAGTTTACACCTGTCCAGTTAGGAGCAGGGATGTTCTGGTTGAGGTAGCGCATTCCAACTTGCTTAAGAGATGGAGATGTGTAGAGAGGAATGTCCTTAAGAGCATTCCACGTCTGGTGGAGAGATTTTGTAATTTCCTTGACTACTGGGTCATTGCTGATTGCTGCATGGTCCGCAAGCGTCAAGGCACCGTTAAAGTCGATTGCCATCTAGTGACTCCTTACCTATTGATACCCAACAACTGACTAAGGGTTGACCTTGAGCCACTTGTCATATTTCCTGCCGTGTTATTCGGGGCTGTCGTTCCACCACTCGTTGGAGTAGGCAAAGAACGATTTGTCGTAACCTGTTTGGCAACTTCACTCTTCAGTGTTTTACTCAATGTTTCAATTTGAGATGCTACCAATTGGATTGCTTGCGCCGGTGCAATTCCTCGTTCAATTAGCGAATCGACTATTTGTGTAGCCTGCTGCGCTGCTGGATATTGAGTAAATGCTTTCTGCTTTTCATTCTGCATCATGTAGGTCCGGGCTTCAGACATCGCTTGTCGATAACGATGTGCCTCAAGTTCGGCGTTCATTTGCAAATTGGCAGTAGTTGAATCCACAAGATTTTGGTTTTCCAAGTCTTGGTATCGAGTACGGATTTCGTTCTCTTGGGCTTGCAGTTGTTGTTCCTGCAATGCTCGTCGCACATCTTCTGCACTTCGATAACCTTGTGCCTGTAAACCTGTAATCACGTCAGACCAGTTGTCAAGTTGTGATTGTGCCTGTCGGGCACGTTCATTTACTTCACGAAATCTGTCGTATGGGATTGGACCCGGCTCACCCTGAATGTGCGATGGTTGCCCATCGTTTTGGACTAAGTACGCATCGTCATTTACGCCCGTGATGCTATCAGTGTCGTACCCGGCGGCAGTACGAACCTCGTCCATAATGGCATCAGCGACACCACTAAAGTCTGTCGCTCCGGCTGATGAGTCCGGTGTTTGTGTCATCATCTCGTCAGACATTTTGAATATACTCCTGTTTTCAACTAACTGCTAGAGTTTTTAGGTCGTTGAGGCACCAATTCTGCTTTGAGTTTTTCACGACCCACTTCAGTAATTGACTTTGCTGCCTCGTTTTCTTGCTGGAGACGTGACCGTTCACGCATCTTTGCAATATCTGCTTCAAGTTTTCCAGATTGCTGTGTCTGATTCTTTTGGATATCAAGTTCAGTCTGCATTTGCATTGCTTCTGGGTCAAACTTGCGTGTTGTTGCTTGCTGTTGTTCAGCCATTGCTGCTTGTTGTTCAGCCATCTGTTGTTGTGCAGCAGCGATAGCCTGCTCTTGCTCATCAAGGTGTTGCAAGATACGACTTGTCTCTGGCATATTTACCATTGTTACAACAAGTCTATTTGTCGCTGGGTCTTGTGGGTCACCGAATAGTCCCATCTGTCTGAACGCCATTAGTTTCTGTAACTTCTGTTCAGGACTATCTTGTTGTGTGGACCCCGGTACATAAACGATTCGATAATTGCCACCGTTGCGAATATGCTCAAAGGAAACAATACCTTGCGCCATATCCTCTGATGGGTTGCTTTCTTCGTCGGTAGAACCAACAAATGGCACAATACCAAACTGTTCTACTAGAGCAATTTCCCACTCTTTAATCTTGGCGCTTGATATTTCCATATCAGCACGGATATATGAATGTTGTGTGTTGTCACTCTTCTGCAACATATACACGGCTTCAGCAGGAGTACCAGCAGGAGCCTGCCCCTGTGATACATCGTGCATACCAGCAATCATCTGCATATCTTTTTCAAGTATCTGCAGGAATGGTATTAGGTCTCCGCTTACTCCGGGAGAACGATAAATCTGTGGTGGAGCACTACCCAACTCGTAATAGATTTTCCGCATGGTGCGGTAATCATCTTCACGGTCATCACCAGTATGGTTAAAAGCATCTGCCCCAATACCAGACCTACGTTGAACCATGGCGTAATCACGCTGTTGCTCAAACTGTTCTAGCATCCGTGAATAGACACGATTGTATGTTTGCTGCAATGGTGCAAGGTCAAACCCTAGACTGTAACCATAAGGTGTTCCAGAACGTGGCTGCCAACGCAACGGAATAAACGGGAAGGCATCTTTCTTTTTGTATATCCATGGTCCAGCATAAAGCAGGACTTTGTCCGTACATACAATGAATCGCCCGTCAGGGTATTGTTGTGACGGTTTTTCCCAATATTCATAAACAACAGCACTAAGTTTTCTCGTGTCGTTGTTTGAATACCGGGCGCTACTTGGTGGTGTATATCCCGCAAGGTCACCAGTACCGCCATCAATGTATGCATCTATCTTTGATGCGTTGACGTTAGTTGTAGCATTAGCGGCAACTGCTTTACCAAGTTCTCCGTAGTTATCCGTAAACCATGACATTGGTTTAATGGCAGCATGAATCAACCATCTTACTTGCTCATCCGTTTTTGCAGACGGGTCAAGGTACACATCAAAGCAAGGAAGGATTTCTTCGCAAAGGTCACCGACCTTCATCTTCTCAAAGCCCGATACTTCGCCTGATTCAGCATCGTACAAAGGTACGGTCTGCTCTTGATTAGCATCCCACCATACTTTTACGTACACAGTTCCGGTAACACACGCCCATCGAATACGTTCTTTTAACTGCGTTTCACGACTAAACTTACGGTTGTAGTTAGCACAAATGATGTTTGCTTCATCTGCAGCCAACCTGTCTTTTGGATTCTCCGAAAGGGGAACAGCCCTAGAGTCAGGACCAACCTGCGATAGTTTTCCAACAACACCATCAATTAGTGGTCTAATCTTCTGGATAGTCAAATACCGTACAGGTTCATCTGGGTTTTGAATACTCTTGAGGTTACGTCCTGCAGAGTTAATTCGTAACCATTGACGTCCTTCAAAGTAGGAGTTTGCTAACTTCCACTCTAGTTCCATCTCTTGCCTAGAGCGTTGCGCCATATCAAATTGGTTGACTACAAACTTGACAATCTTTTCGGATTCTTCTTTTGTAGGTTCAACCTTTTTAGTCCATTGATTTGCATCATGGTCTATGCCGTAATCGTTAGGGTCATCAACACGAGCATCTTTAAGTTTTTCAAAGCCGGGAATACCGGCAATCATTTTCTGCTCAAATGCTGCAACCTTTGGGCGTCCTTGATTCCGGAATTTCTGTTGTAATGCTGGTAGCAAATTGCTAAGAGCGTTTAATGGGTTTGGACCTTCTGCGGACATTAGACGTACCTACTCTCTGACTTTGGCTTCTTTATGGGATAACCACGCCGAATACAATGTATTTCATAAGCGCAATATACCGAACTAATAGCACAAATAATTGCACACACAATTAGACACACAAACGTTACGGTGTTCATTTAGATGTAATCATCCTTTTTGATATTTTTGAGCCACGATGGTTTGTATTCTCGTTCAGACTGTACTTCAGGGCAGGCTACTGGATATTCACGGTACATCAATCCATAACGAAATGAGTCAATGGCGTGGTCAGATTTAGTGCCACCATCGATATCTTCTGGGTCACGTGGGTCTGCCATCGTATTATTCAGTTCACGGATTAGGTTTGGGCACTTGCTTCTTACTATTTGTATACGTGGCTTGATGATGGTTTTATCTACAACCGTAGTAACACGACTTGCAACCAACCATTCTTTGACACGCCTCCATCCTGCTTTGCGGTCCTTTACCGCCATAACAGCAGGAAGCCCTTTTCTCCACCAGACCTCAACAGGATATTCACCAATTCGTTGAGCAACAGCCGCTGGAGGGAATGTGTTTGCCCAGTCAAAGGCTATTGCCTCTAACCGTGTATTCCATTTACCATCAGGTTGATTCTTAACTGCAGGAGAAGCAAACTTATGACTCTCTAGCATTTTTAATACGTTATCTGCTTGAGCACTACTAACTAACCCCGGAATATACATCTCATCAATAACGTAGATGTTTTCCTTGTCATCACTTGCATACAAATAGAATGCACACGGAGAACCTGTACCAAAGTCGTGACTTGCCCAGACTCTCCACCAAGGCTGAATTTCAATGCCATCAATGACGTGCCATTGTTCTCCCGTAGGAGAATATTCTTTAAAGTCAGGGAAGAAGCGACCACCTACACCAACTTCATGCTGACACTCACGGAGAAATGCAATGATACCGAAGTCATCAATTTCTCTTTGACACACTTCTAGATTCTTGTGCTCCCACGCTGCAGTGCCTTTAGTAATTTTGTAGCCAATGCGTCCATCTTCACGTTCGTAAGATTCGTACTCCATATCGTAGATAGCAGGAACAATCTCTGCCTTGATACGATTCTGAAGCATATCTAACTCACCGCTAATAACTTGACTCATGACAGCGTTGGCATGGATTCTGTTCTGCACAAAAACTATTGCGCAGTCTACAGATTTTGCAGGAAGGATTGTCTGTGTAATTGTACGAATCTTACGCTCAACACGGTTAACCGAATCATCGAGTTCATCGATGTCATCAAGGATAATCATGTCAGGACGTAGGTTATCTAATTTGACACCACGAGCACCTGTGTCTAGTCCGAACGCAAGCACGTTAAATCCATTGGCTGTACGGAGTTTCTGTGCATTCCAGCCCTTTGAATAACCGTATTTATTTACCGCTCGTTCAATTCCACATTTCTCCATTGTGTTTGCAATGTCATTAACGTGACGGTCGGCAGCATCTTGAGTAGCGCAGACATACAGACAGAATCGGCGTGACGCTTTTACTGCAATGCGGCTCGCTATAAGTTCAACCGTAGTGGACTTACCTCCACCACGAAACCAACACTCAATCAATGCCGGTGGTGGATTATCCGCCACAATGTTTTCAGCCCAATTCCATGCTCGTTTATGATGTTGACCAAGTTCTGCTGATGCTGCATGGATAGCGTACGTACGTAACCAACGCTCGTAATCTAACTCATGACCAGAAATAGGATACGAACCACCACCACTGAAGTCTGACGTATCAATAATAGTGTCAAGGTTCTCTATCATTGACTCCAGTAATGCCACACTAAGAGGTTTATCTGGTCTAGTAAATTTTTTTAGTGCTTTAGGAGTGATGCGTGAATTAACTAGGCTCTTCTTCATCTATGACCTCCGCATCAATAATGTCACTTGCTTGTTCTTCGTAAGTACGTAGCAATCGTTTTACGCCTGTTTTGATTGCCTGCATCTCGTCAATATCTTTGACTGCGCCCTTTACTACATCAAGTACTTGCATTACAAGGGAGAACGCTTGGTCTACTTCTAGTGTGTATGCCTTAGCGTGTTGCAATCGTTGTTCGGCTTCTACAACTTGGGTACGCCGTTGTATAAGGTCGAGTACATCACGTGAGGCGCTGAATTCATCGACACGGTTATTAATAGCCGTTCCCAACTCGATAAGTGTTCTTTCAAACGTTGGCTCACCTTTGTTATATTCTCGATATGCTTGTTCATATAATCTTTGTATAGTCCTGATTTTGTCGTAGGAGACGCCCTCACCTGCTGCTTCGGCACGAGTGTCCATCAATGCAGTTATGTAGGCTGCATCGTCCTTTAGTGACCACAGAGAGGGGTCCTCTCTAAGTTCATTGATTCTACTTAGTAGATTCTTACCTACACCTGCAAACCGTTTCTTAAATTTGCTTTGTAGTCCATGTTTGAATGCCAACGTATTTGTTGTACGTTCAAGCATTTTTAGATGACTTGTGCAATATACTTCTTCAGCATTAACAATGCGCTTGCACTGTTCACCGTTACGCAGGACTGCAGAGCATAGTCTCTTACGCCCAGTAGGACTATCAATCCATCGTATGCCATCTACAACAACTAAGTCGTTCATCGTATACTATCTCTATGGAACATTATAGAACATCCAAACTTCAAGCAATTGATGTTATCAGGGAATGGGACCTTGACTTTGCATTGGGCAACGTAGTTAAGTATGTTGCACGTGCTGGCAAAAAAGAAAGTGCTTCCCGTGAGGATGACCTCTTGAAAGCACTTTGGTATCTAGTGTACGAACTGACGGATGATACGGACTACGCTGATGACTGTGTTGATACCGTTAAAAGCGATATAGAGTAACTATCGATACTTAGCCGTTTTTTGAGCAATCGTTTTAGGTTGAGCCACGAATTGTTTACCAGCCTTGTTACCAGCGGCTTTAGCACGATTTGTGGCTGCCTTTTCACCTGAAGACAATCCGGACCAAGCCTTGTCTGGTAGGTAGCGTTTCTTGCCCTCGGATGGTGTGCTATCACTAGTACGCCACTTCTGGTCTGTCCACTTGGCTAAACTATTGTCGGCTTTTTTAGGACCGACATATGTGCCACCAGAACCCTTGTATTTCTGCGTAGCAAGTTGTGCTTTACGAGCAGACCATTCTCCGGGGTCACCACCCTTGGTAGATGCTTTGACACTAGCAACAATGGCTTTCCATTTTTCTGGGTCTTTTTTAACGGCTGAACTAGCCATTAAATACCACCTTCACCATAATATGTATTTTTACGTTCTGGTTCTACAATATTTCTTTTGATTGCATTTCCAATAGTCTGTGGCAGTTTTTTAACTACTTCAGCATTCCTCGCACGAGTAGCGTAATCAAGAGTTAGAGGTTTACCAGCCTTGCCAGCCTCACGATAAGACTTTTCCATACCTTCGCCAAGTCCACGGTCTTTTTGTAATGATTTTTGATTGGCAATCTCATTATCAAATCTCTGCATTAAAACTTGTTTTTTGCCTTCGTCAAGGTTTTTAATGCGATTTATAAATGCATTACGTGCTCTATCAACACCTACTCGTACAGCAGCGTCAAAACCATATCCTAGATATTCTTTATCACTCATACCATTATTGGTAGATGTGCCAGAAACCATACCTCTATTGGTTGTGCCTTTTGCCATGCCAGTGCCTACCGCATTAGATTTAGGCTTAGGTTTTGGACGGTCCAAAAATTTTACAAGTACTTCGCCACCTGTAGTACCACCGATAGTAGATTCTGCCATTAGCGTTTACCTCTCATCATCAAATCGGTAAGTCCGCCCTTACGTACACCCGGCATACCGGGTACAGCAGTCTGACCAAATACACGCATCTTCTCCGCAGAGTTCTTAACGGCAGTACCGCTAATTGCTTCAGCAAAAGATGTGTTACGGTTTTGCATAGCCCGGTCAGGATTGGCTTCATCCATCATAGATGCAGCCTGATTGATATCACCCGCTTCTCGGTTATAGTTCGCTGCTTGTTTAACACGGCGCTTGGCTGCTCCAGCAGTTCGTGCTGCTGTAACACCAGAAGCCATAGAGTCGGCGCTTGCGTTAGCAGATGCACCCCTCATACGTTTATCCTGTGCTACTCCACGGAGCGCTGCTGACATCTGTTGTGCTGTTTGTGGCATTACGTGCCTCCATATATTTCTGTGGCTTTAGCGTGTCCAGCACCCTTGTGCTCGATGTATTCAGCCCTCATTGCTTGACTAAGTGTTGGCGTTTTCTTCAGTCCATGTTCTTTACGTTCGGCGATAAGAAGTTTAGACGGTGACATATTGCGACCATGTTCTTTTGCTTCAATACTAAGTAAAGAGCGCAGATTAAATGTCTGCCCCATTCGCTTGTTCATGCGATTAAGCATTACTTGCTCTTCTTTTTGTAATCAGCCATCATGGCTTTAGTCATTGGAGAAGCCTGTTTAAAAGAGTTATCACCAAATTTTTGTTGTGCAGAAAACTGAGCCTTTTGTTTTGCAATCTTTTCATTTACTGCTAAAGAACGCTCGTATGTATTCTCACGGCGTTTTTCGTCAACATTCATAACATTATCTTGGAAGTCACTTTCATCGTAACCCGTAGGGTCAAACCTTCCAAAACTTGTTACATCTGCCTTAAGTGCTTTTGCACGTGCTTTGTCTCTATCAGTCATGGGGAGACCAACTTCAGCACGTCCACGAACTCGCTGCTCTTGTTTTTGAGAATCACTCACCATACGTTTTGGGTCCATGCCCTGCAAACGCATAGTTCTTTGATTTGGAACTACCATTCCACTTTTGTCGGTAGTGTAAAACTCACTTCCATAACTTGACGAGCCAGCCATTCCAACATCAGGTTTCTTAGCCATTTAACAGTCCCACGCTCTCAAAGATTTGTTGATACGGCTGTTAGGGTCCCTAGCCGTTTTAGCAGACGTATTAACCTTTTTCATACCTTCCATACGTGCACAGAACGATTTACGCCGTGCTGCATCTTTAGGAGTCTTAGGATTAGGTGCGGGTGGCTTAAGGTTAGCGCCAGTAGTGTTTTTGAAATGTGCACGACCAGCAGCGTTTAATCCGCCCTTTGGATTCTGATACTTCTTTACTACGCCCATGGCTAAGTATACGTAGTTGACTTTAGTATCTGTAGTGGTAATATTCAGTATGGCAAGTAGGCTTATTACATCGACTGATGACCCCTTATACATTGATGCAATGCTAACACTAGCCACCACTACGGAGACGAAAACCGTGCTAGGTACTAAGTTGGGATGGTCAGATAGATGGCAAGGAAAAATTTACTGTGAAGAAGGATGCGCTCAAACATATTGTCCGGGACATACGTTGCTTGTTCACAAAGGCTTCATTAGTAAGCATCCTGCTTGGAAGTATTGTGTTTATCATTATGAGTCCTATCGTAATGGTACTAATCGTGCCGTTATGTATTTTTACGAGGATGAAACCAAAGCGGATGCACAGGCAAACATTCTGCGTAAACGTGGACGGCAAGACTAGTTGGGTATGAACTCTTTAAGCAGTCGAGAACATCAAGTCTTGATACACCTGTGTTGTGGCGATTCACCTAAAGTAATTGCTACTCGACTAGGCATATCAAGACGGACTGTCTACAAACACGTTGAAAGTATGTATCGGAAAATTATTCCGAACGACCCTCAACAACGGAGCCATGCTGCACTGGTTGGTCGATACTACCAATGGGCTGCAAGGATTCAAGACCAGCATCAATCAGAAATCTGATTAATTTAGTGCGGTCGCATCCATACTCATCACTTAATTTCTGAATGGTTTTATTCATCTTCTTGCCAATATTGACTGGCACTAGCAATGAATCCTCTCCTGTAGGTACAGGAATAGACCTAATTGAGCGTAATCGACTAATCTGCGAATGGGTCTGTAATATCATCTACAGGTCCTGATTTTGCCATGCGTGGTGCGTCCGCTTCCGAACGATTACCTTCAGGTGCATTATCGCCACGTTCCAGTGCATTAACTGAGTTAGCAACGATTTGTACAGTTTGTACATTAACGCCTTCCTTGTTGGTGTATGCATTGGTCTCTAATCTACCATTGACTACAACAAGTCTGCCCTTAGCAACGTAATTAGATACATACTCAGCAGTCTTACCAAACGCACTTACATTGAAAAAGTCTGCAGTCTTATCCTTGGTAGGACGCTGAACAGCCATACGAAACGAAACAACAACACCAGCACTTGTCTCACGCACAGTTGGGTCTGCAGCAAGTCTACCAATCAACGAAACAGTGTTTAACATAATAACCTCACACCCATACTATCATTGACTCTATCTATTGTGCAATGTATACTATATACATGACATTTGATATGGTGTATAAAGTCCTAGCCAAAGGCTTTGAAATTCGTAGGCACGGTTCTGAGATGACCAAGTATAGACTCCATAAAAATGGAAAAGAATTAATGGTGAACCATAAACTGTTGGACAACAAAACATGGGTTGAAAGTAGATTGTCTATGAATGGCTTTGACATTATGGCAACTGACTGGGAGATTGTGCCGAAAGATATTAATAAATAGATTAGTTAATATAGTTATAGTTAGGGGTAAATGTTTTACCCCTCACCCGTAAATATTTTAGGAGTCGTTATGAACTGGGTTAATTATCTCCGTGAGTTGAACACTGACGCTATCTTGTTTGATAACTACGATGCAGCCATCGTTGGTATCGTGCATATGAATTCATCGGAAACAGATGAGGGAGAAGCACCACGCTGTGTAGCGCTGTATGACTTTGACCGGTTGGTTGCTATTACAGCACATACAATGAAGGACAACAACGTCTTTGAAGGCATGGAAGATGTAATGGACGTTGCTATAGAGTATGTTGACTACAACATTGCCGGGTTCTGGTACGGACCAAACACACCGGTCATTATGAGCATGGAGAATCGTTATGCCATACATAAACAAAGCGAGACCGTACAAGAAGGAATACGAGCAACAGAAGGCGAGGGAGGAACATCCAGCCCGGATGGAGCGCCAGAAAGCCCGTAGAGCGATGGATTCTAAAGGTGTTGACCGAACAGGCAAAGACATAGACCACAAGCGCCCCTTGAGTAAAGGAGGCACCAATAATGATGGTAATCTCAGGTTGGTGTCACCTAGCACTAACCGTAGTTTCGCTAGAAACGCCGATGGTAGCGTAAAATCTAATAACACCCGTAAGAAGTAGGGTGTACAAGGGGAACTGTTATGCCAATGGGAATGCCCTACGCCAAGGGAAAAATGGCGATGCAAAAAGGAAAGATGCCTCTTTCCAAGATGATGGGTATGGATAGTGCACAGAGCAGCGAAATGCCGTCTAATGCCAAGTCCGGTAAGGCTCCGATGTCAAAAGCCGCCATGATGAAACAACGCATGGCAATGATGCGTGGTAAAAAGTAACCACGGCTGCCACCAAACCAAAAAACCCTCTCAAAGCGTACGACTTCATTGAGAGGGTTTTCTGTTGGTTAGTTGTTTGTATTTATTGAAACGTGGAAGTTACCTTCCGACCTGATTATACAATTACTTTCCAGTAGAACCTAGTCCACCAACACGTTCTGTTGATGTTTTTAAAGCGTTTGCTACCTGAACTACAGGGACAAACACTAGTTGGGCAATGCGGTCACCCTTCTTACACATGAACGGTCGATGCCCCACGTTGTGTAGGATAACTTTTATAGTGTCTTCGTAGTCAGCGTCAATGATGCCGGGTGCGTTTAGTACGAACGTACTGCTCTTGGCAGCCATGCCAGAGCGACTACACACCATGGCGTAGTAACCGTATGGCATATTGAGACTAACACCTGTCTCCAGTATGTGTGTCTGCCCAATCTGAATCTCGTAATCAAACATCGAGTGCAAGTCAAATCCAGCACTATGCTCCGTAGCAAGCGTAGGACGAATCGCTGCTTCTGATACTACAAACGTATCCTTGGTAATCATAACTATAGTGTATCAATAGTTCCTTACTGTTGGTAACAGCGTCTAGCATTTTTATGAGTTTCTCCTGTGGGAGATATTTATAGTGGTGAGTGAGAGATTTGGGTCTCTGAGTCCCCCCAAAAAAATTGCCACTCCTAGGGGGTCGCTTGCCATACCCCCCACCTGTCGGGAGAGGATTCCAGCCTCGTCGGTTTCCTTAGAGTGGCAATTAATGTAAAAGGGGGTCCCCAGAGAAAGGGGGTCCCCTGACGGTGGCAATTCCTGATGTGGAGCGTAAACGAGGGAGCACGGCTC